TAGATGATTTCCGTATTATCGATGGGGTTGCAACGGTAAGCCAAGCATTCACCCCACCATCTCAAGAACTCGATGTGACTGCGACAACATCGCTCCTTCTTCATATGAATGGGACGGAGGGTAGTACCACATTCACCGATGAGAAGGGGAACACGATTACGCCTTTTGGTGATGCCAAAATCTCGACAGCGCAATCGAAATTCGGCGGATCTTCTGCTTACTTCGATGGTACAGGAGATTATCTGAGACTGCCATATTCATCAGATTTTGATTTGAGTTCGGGGAACTTCACCATAGAAGCCTGGTTCCTTCGCTTGTCGACTTCGGGCACTCAATGTATCATAGCAAAGGATACCTATGGGGTAAATTTTGATTGGTGCATCTATGTATCCAACGCATCACTCACCTGTTATACGAACGCAACGGGATCTAATCTTTCTGTCGCAATTCCAACCCTTCAAACGAATCAGTGGTATCATGTGGCTTTTGTTCGAAGTGGGACGATAAACGCATTCTATCTCGATGGCAGGTTGATGGGATGGAATACGATGGCGATCACGAATGCATCGCAATCTTACATCACGATTGGATGTGCTGGATGGAATAACCCCAACACCTTATTTTATGGTTACATCGATGATGTACGAATTATCAAAGGTGCGGGACCTTATGCGAAGTTTGATCTGCCGACATCGGCAAGAACTTTCCAAGATCCATATTGGAATAATGTCACTCTTTCAGTACCATTCAATGGGACCAATGGAAGCACATCTTTTGTCGATTTTAAAGGGCATGCATTAACAGCCAATGGTAATGCCCAAATTCTTACGGACCAATTCGTCACTGGACTATCGTCTGCTTACTTCGATGGAACGGGTGATTTTATCACTTCACCTTCTTCGTCCGATTTCCTCTTCGGGTCCGGCGATTTCTCGATAGATTTCTACATGAGACCGGCTCATACCTCAACGCAGTATGGAACTATCTGTAGCGTTTGGGACGGAGGATCCGGACAAAGAAGCTGGGAGGTCTATGTGGGTGCTGAAGGATTTGGTGGCGGGTCAATCTGGTTTTACTGGTCCACCAATGGTTCAACTTACGCTTTTGTCACTTTTACATTTACCTATTCAGCCAACACTTGGTTTAAAGTTTTATTGACTCGTAGTTCAGGTGTGATGCGTTGCTATGTGAACGGTCAACAAGCCGGTACAGATCAATCTGTTCCCGCTTCATTCTACGAGTCATCGGGAGCATTCGCTATAGGAACATCGGCTCCTTTGACTCCGGGCGAATTCTATAAAGGCTATCTGGATCAACTTCGAATCACCAAAGGTGTTGCTCGACCTATTGTGTCGGAATCTTCATATGTTACACCATCTTCACCTTTCCCGACTAATTCATCCCTCGATCCATACTGGGATAATACTCCAATTCTATTAACTTTTGAAGAAATGGACAATTTTACTGATGTGATGGGACATAGGTTCACTCCAATAGGTGATGTCAAACTAAGTTCGTTTCAGGGGTATTCGTGTGCTCATTTCAATGGGTATGGGTTCTTAGTCACACCTCATAATGATGATCTGGCGCAAATAGGCGATTTTACGATTGAAGGATGGATTTACCCGGAAAGCGTGTCCGGAACGCAGATCATCATTCGAAAGCCCGAGAATACAGTCACGTATTCATTACCCGCTTATGAGATTCGTTTGAATGGTACGAGCATCCAATTCACCATTGCTCTTGAAGAATCGACGTATTATCCCATCTTCTTAAATAAGACATTCGGAACCGTGACTCTTAATACCTGGAGCCACTTCGCCATAGTTCGATATGGTAATCTTTGGAAGGCGTTTCATAATGGAGTTGCCGGGTTTACCGGTTACGCCAGTCATACATCATATATCACTGCCCAAACTACTTCTCCACTGGCTATCGGCGGTGATAGCGTAAATCGCTTGTATGGTTTCAAAGGGTATCTGCACGAGCTACGATTCACAAAAACGATTGCGCGTTATACATCGGACTTTGTACCGACCATGGGAGCCTTGCCCGACACGGGTGATGGTGATTCATTATTCGCAGCCTATACAGGATTACATCTTCGTTTTAATTGCTATCATAGTCCATTCGTGTTTTTCGATGAAAAGGGGCACCCGTTGGCAGCCTATGGCGATGTTACGCAATCGAGAGCCTGGGCAAAGAACGATGTCGTAAGTTTGATTTTTGATGGCTCGGGCGATTACATCGATACTCCTGACAGTGCCGATTTCACTTTGGGCACTAACGACTTCACGATAGAATGCTGGGTGAGACCAAGCGCTGGGAACCAATCGTCGAGTCATAGTAGCTCAAGGTGATTCGGGAGCAACGAATTCACTATTCTCCTTTACTCTTGAAATTGCGACAGATAGTAAAGCTCGTGGAGCCTGCTTTAGTGGAGGTAGTATCATAGGTGATCTGAAATCGACAACCAGTTTAACGACATCGGCTTGGTGGCATATCGCCTATGTAAGATCAGGATCTAACTTCAATCTTTACTTGAATGGTGTCTCCGAAGCCACGACGATATCGTCCTCATCGGTCAACGATAGTTCTTATAAATTGTCGATCGGTAGACTGGGAGAATACGTTGGGAACTATTTTGCCGGCAATCTTCAAGACTTGCGAATCACCAATGGTGTAGCTCGCTATACATCGGATTTCACGCCCGCGACAGCAGTTCTCCCGAATGAAGATGATACCTACTGGTCGAATACTGCCTTACTCGTGCACATGGGTCGACCACCACGAGGAATCGTCGATGAATTAGGTCATGCCATCACATTGAATGGTGGAATGACATTGTCGACGCTTCAATCCAAGTGGGGCGGAACCAGCGGTTATTTCAATGGGGTAAACAACTTCATCTCTACGCCGCACTCCTCGGATCTATCTTTTGGTACCGGTGATCTGACAATAGAAGCATGGATTTACCCGACGAGTTTTGATGCGACGATGTATTGGGCTATCGCCTCGAAAGGGGCGTCCGGGTCGGACGGGTTTTTCTTCGGTTTAACTCCGACAGATGGATACCTAAGATGGGATTTAGCAGGCTCTATCTACACTTCATCGGCTGCACCATCTCTTAATACTTGGAGTCATGTTGCTTGGACTCGATCTGGAACGACCAATAGAGGATATATCAACGGGGCGGAAGTGTACTCGTTTACCGATTCAACCAATTTCAATGATGTCGGTGCCTTTAGAGTTGGTCGAGGTAGAACGAATTCGTTAAACTATGCAACAGGATACATGGATGATTTTAGACTGATTAAAGGTGTAGCTCGCTATACATCGGACTTCACTCCCCCATCTCAGCCGTTTCCTGCCTTTTCAGGAAATCCATACATCGAAGCCACGTTGTTGCATTTGCCTCTATGCGGTTTGTCGGGAAACACCACCTTATTCGCTGATTTGAGTCCTTATCGCAACTCACTCACTCCGACATCGATGAGTTATGCGTGGCCCGATAGCGATAACGCAAAAACGCGTGGAATGCGAGAGGGTTTCCCCGCATTTTTCAATGGGTCATCTTCTAGGTTAGCTTTTACTCCGTTCGGAGGAGCCTTCAACTTCCAAAGAGATTGGAACATCGAATTCTGGTTCTACACGACGACAACAGGTACTAACAGAAATTTCTATTGCTTCGATGGCGCAGCAGGGACGCACGTCGGACACTACGCACAAATCACATCAGCTAATAAGATTTACGTGGCTATTGCTAGAGACTCGTCACCTTCTGGTGCGAGTATGAATTTCACATCCGTGTCTACCATTGCAGCCAATACTTGGTATTCTGTTAGAATCTCAAAAAGAACGAATTGGGTAGCTCTCGAAATCAATGGTGTTTATGATAATGGAATGACATTAACCGAGAACCCCGAACCTCCTGTGCTAGGAAGAACTGCTTACATTGGGTGCTATTTCACACCATCAAACTTTTTCCAAGGATACATCACCGATTTCGTGATGTACCACACTTATTCGGGAACATACCAGTCAGATTGGAACGGGTACAGATGGCAGAGTGTGGTGCCAGTAGAGCCGCTTCTCAAATGCAACTTCGAAGGGACGCAATTCCTCGATTCGATTACATCGCGCCCACTTACCATTAACGGTAGCGCATCACTCTCGTCAGTCGACAAGAAGTTTGGATCGCAGAGCGGTCTATTCACAGGCGGAAGCGATTATCTATCTCCACCTTATCTGGCGCTGTTTTCATACCTCGGTATCGACTTTGGTATCGAGATGTGGCTTAAAACGACAGAGACAGCAGGAGGAGAGCAGGTTGTCTTCAAACAAGTGGATGCAGAGTCTGATAGACAAATCGTGATTAAATTTGGAGGAGTCAGCAGCGGTCACAAGCTCATCGTTACTCTGGGCGATCCTATAAGTGATACGGTGATTACCAATCTCACCAAAACAGATTTTTCAACATCGTTCAGACATCTCCAAGTTCAAAAGAAGCAGTTTGGAATCAAAGTGTATGTTGATGGGGCTTGCGTGGGCAACTCTGCAATCAATATATCCGATGGGATCGCGTCTTCAATCAATGATATAGCCTTACTGCACATGAATGGATCGGATAACGGCACCGTCTTCACAGATAATAGTCCTCAAAATAGAACTTGGACAGCAGCAGGTAATGCAAAAACTCGAACATCTGCAAGCAAATTCGGCGCTTCATCGGCTTACTTCGATGGTACTGGAGACTATATTCAGACTGCATCCAGTTCTCTATTCCACTTTGGTACGAGTGATTTTACGGTAGAGTGCTGGTTCAACATTCAGGGTGATTCATCCCCGGATGGTAACGGTTATAGAGATGCGACGATTTTCTCTGGTTACACCAATGGGCTCCTCCTTAACATTGGTGGAAATACTTCGATAACGGGTACGAGTTTATATCTGTGGGAAGGGACTCGACAAAAAGTTCTAGTCCTCTATGGTTTCGTACAACCTCTCACAAAGAATCAATGGTATCATGTCGCAGTAACCCGAGAAAAATTGACATTTAGAATCTTCTTGGATGGTGTATTGCTGGCAGAATCTTATGATACAGGTTCCGCCGGGTCTAGTTCTTCCGTAACGGACATAGGTGGTAATTCTTATGGCTCCACTTGGGGTCGTTATCTGAATGGTTACATCGATGAATTTAGAGCCACCAAAGGTATTGCTCGTTATACGACTAATTTCACAGTACCCACAGCACCATTCAAAAATGTTGGTTACGATACCTATTTCTTCAGAACTCCCGCATCATTGACTATAGGTGGTGATGGCACCAATGGATTTAAGGGCTATATCGACGAGATGCGCATCTATCGAGGAGACAGTCTATCGCGTCAATTGACGGTTCCGACGCAAGCCATTCCTGATAACTCATTTGATGCGATCGATACTACAAAATCTCCAATGATGGTGACAAATAAGAATGTCGTCTTAACAGATTCTTTGATTCCGTACAATACAGTAGGTTCACCCATCTATAAACAAAATCGAACGATGGCACTTTTCGATGGGGCATCGCAAATCTTGGTTAAGAGAGGACCCGATGAATGGAATGAGTTAGAGGACTGGACCATAGAATTCTGGATGTATAGATTTGATTTGACAACCACACGAACTATCATCTCTTCAAGAACTGGGCCAGTTTATACGATATTCTTAGTTCAAGCCAACACCGATTCTACCATCACATTCAATTACACCATAACAGGATCGTCTTGGGTGTCTATCTCCTCGCCAACTCAATCATCCCATACCTGGTATCATATAGCTATCGTTCGCTCTAAAGAAGTGATTACTCTATTCCAAAACGGGAGTGCCGTCGCAACATCCACCATCGGAACTTCGGCGATGAGAATGGCTGCTTGGCAAGCCACCACGCTTAACATCGGGGGTGATGATCAGAACTCTATGTTTTATGGGTATTTAAAAGGGTTGCAATTCATCAGAGGGTATGCAAAGTATCTAACAACATTTACACCATCTCAAGAGGATCTCTCATACTTTGAAATCGATTTCTATCGTAAACCTTTAATCTCATTTTCTCCAAAGATAATAAGTCATTATAGACTTGGAGATACAGGCACAACCTTAGAAGATTTTCATAATGATTGGGATCTTAATCTGGTCGATCCCGATGATGTTTTGATGAGTCAAACTCCCTTGATACCTTACAATGATGGGAAAGATGATTCGGTTTACTTTGACGGCGGCTACGGTGAAGGACCCTCGCAATCTGTTTTAGGAAAAGATGTTCTATCATTCCATTTCTTTATCAGAACTACCAGCACATCGGGAGAGATAATTAAGAAAGAGGGGGCGTATAAGATAGAGTTGTCGCTTGGCAAGATTCATGCAACCTTCTATGTCGAAGGCGATATTTATCAAGTCACCGGACAGACCGCGATCAACGACGATGCGACGCATCAGGTTGTTGTCGACTTCAAACAGGACATAGTCTGTATCGTAGTTGATGGGGTACTCGATGCAGTTTTCGATAAGGGTATCGTGGAAACAGATTTCAAATGTTCGGAATTAAAATTTGATGGGTCGACATCATCGGCGATGTTGCAACTTAGGTGTAATGATGGCAATGACGATTGTCAAAACCAAGTTGTATCTTATGGCAACACACCTATCATTATCAACGATTCGCCGTTTGCAACCAAATCGATGTATTTTGATGGCACCTATCATCTCGAGATACCGAGAGTTTCTATCTCTCGACAGCAATCGTTGACGTCGGTTTACTACCCGACGACCATCGATTTCACTATAGAATTCTGGGTCAAGATGTTTGCCAATAGGATATCGACGAACCCCATAATCTGGTGGGGGAATCCTTTAGGTACGGGTGGATCGACCGCCTCTCTAAGAACCGGGTTCGGTATAACTATCAAGAGTGATGTTCTTAACATACAAGCCGGCAATCTAAGTCAAGGTGGTGCCTTAGCCAACTTCAACAAAAAAGCTCCGTCGGCATTCTTGGTCGACACCTGGTATCATATTGCTATAACATGTAAAGATCATTTTATACGCCTCTATCAAGATGGCATCGAGCAGACTCTCGCATTCACCGATTATGCAAACGCCCCATCCAATAGTTTGGTTAACTCTGTAACCTATACGACAGATAACCTCAATATAGGTGGAGCACAATGGAATCAAGGTCTTTTAAGCGATGGAACCTCAACCTCTTATCGAGCTACGGGTCTGTCTCTCGATGATATTCGTATTACCCGAGGAGTAATCTATGGCTAATTTTATACCGCCCACATCCGAATTGCCTTCTGTGAGCGAGACCCAGTTACAATCGACTAACCAGTTTTCTAACTTGGTGTTTGGAAATCCTATAGTCATCGAAGGCACCAGAAAGATTAATCACACCTGTCTTCAATTGAATGGAACGACAGATTATCTGGTTATAACGGACCCTATGCTTTCGAAGAATGTGTTTACCGTCGACTTATGGGTCTGGTTTAACTTTATCGATAACACCGAGCAATGCATCGTATCGCAATCATCGGGTAGTGGTGTCGGATCGACCAGCTTGTCAGTTAAAAATCAGAAACTCACTATCATCAATAATCTGCAAGAGATCGTCGGTATAACCACAATCAGTGCCAAAACTTGGCACCACATCGCTTTCACACGAAACATCTTATCGATAAAAGCCTATCTGAATGGTTACCTCGAAGCATCTGGCGATTCTTTTGTTGAGCCCGATAGAATAGCGACGCAGATTGGATCACGAGCAGGATCTAATCTACTGTTCGGAAGACTCGACGCTGTCAGATTTAGATCGGAAGAAAGTTGGACCGGCACCTTCACTCCGCCTACTCGAAGCACCTACATTGCTGATGAATACTTTGATGATGTTGTTCTTTTGATTCGAGGCGACAGTTTTACCGCTCCAACCGATCCTTATGCCGATAGAGTAGCATTGCAGCTCGGGATGGACCATTATACGAATTCGACCTACATGGGACCTTGGGAAGACTCTAACAATGCTCTCGGTATCACCTTTGTTGGAAACGCTAAAATCATTTCCAATCACTTCAAGCATAACTATCCAGCAATCGCTTTCGATGGGATCAACGATGCTATAGTAGTCGATAACTCGGCAAACATCGCTTTAGGTGATACGTTCACTTTTGAATTTTGGGTATACATACCGAGTTTCTCGATTAAACGCACTTTGTTTGATAAAAGAGAGTCGACAGATCTTTCGGGTATGCTAATCTACTTAGACACAGACACGAAGATATATTCTAAATTTGGTGACAGCACTTCGGGCTGGGATGTCGAATTGACTTCAAGCACTTTATCGATAGGTTGGCACCATGTTGTGATTGTAAGGAACGCATCGGATTCGAATAGCTGGAAACTGTTCGTCGATGGAACGCAACATGGATCGACTCTGAATAGCTCGATAACCATCGCCGAAAATTCCGATCTTGTTATAGGGAGAAATAGAGATAGTGCCGAATACTTTAACGGTCTTCTTAGCGAGATTCAACTTACGCAATCGGCGAAGTATACAACATCCGTTGCAGTTCCGACAGTACCGGTACCCAAACCTATCAATGTTGAGTACGATCAAACCTCTCTACTTCTTCATTTCGATGGTACGGATGGAACAACCGAGTTCGTCGATAGCTCTCGATGGGGGCATTCCGTGGTTGGATCTTTTGGGGCTAAAATCTCGACTACTCAAAGCAAATTTGGAAGCAGCTCTCTTTACTTGAACGGTACTACGGGCTGCGGTGTTATCGTTCATCCCCATGATTCTTTTAATCTGGGAGAAGGCGACTTCACGATAGAATGCTGGGTGAGAGTCGATTCAATCGGAACAGCTCGAGCTTTTATGAACATGTGGGTTCAGAATGGTGCAGCTTATGGGCCATTTTTTACACTTCAGATGAACGCGTCAAACCGTTTCATCTTCTTATGGATGCCGTATTCTGAATCTTCTTCCGCTTTGTCTGGAAGTGCCGTTACCATTGCAGCTAATACCTGGTATCATGTGGCGGTCACTCGTTGTCATGATTGGTGGACCTTATGGGTGAACGGTGCCATCGACGCCCAAGCAACCTTAAACCCAAGAAATTTTAGAACTTCATTAAAATTCCGCCCCGAACGCTGGAAATCGTATGGTATAACTCTCGGTGATTATTTTGATGGCACGAAGTATGGTACAACGACTTCTGAATGGATCGGATACATCGATGAGGTTCGAATCGTCAAAGGAAAGGCGATGTTCACAGTACCTTTCACACCACCCACTTCGGCGTATTCGTTGTCATCGAACTACCCTTACAGAGATACCAATGTAAAACTCTTTCTGGACACCACGAAAGATTACTACATTAAAGACGAATCGATTGGAGTCAATGCTATCTCTCTCGAAGGTGGGCTCACTGCTGGAAAAGCGATTGGTGGATCTTATGCATCATTTGATGGAACAGGCGATGCCATTCGAATATCATCGGCAGGCGATACCGCCTTCGCTGCGGATGACTTCACTGTCGAAGCCTGGGTTTATCCGATCAACGGTGGTTGGGTAGCGCAGAATTGGGGTCGTATCATAGAGACAGAGCAGTATGGAACAGCCGGCGGATTCCTTATGGTTATGAACAACTCTGGCACGACGAGTCCATGTTCTGTGCGTTTTGACGATAGCAGAACAGGTGGTACTGAATTTACAATCAACACCGTCGCTGCTCTTCCCAACTCTACTTGGAGCCATGTCGCCTTTACTAAAGAAGGAAACTATCTGAGTAGTTGGCTTAATGGTGTATTGAAGAGCAGACTACTGTTAGATGGGATCATGTCGAAACTACTATCTAATTCATTGTATTTATTCACCAACATGTTGAAAACTGCCTATGCAGCACCATCTTCTGCTTGGTCGACAGCCATCTCACAAGAATCTTTCGATAGTCAATCTAGCACCGGAGTTTACTTTGAGGTGTTGGTTTCTTCGGCAGCGACATCCAATAATCAGATGGTAGGAGTGGTGACCACATCGTTTGACGCAACCACGGGTGGGGTTCATCCAGGGACGAGAGCGACTGGCTGGGGTTATAATGGTTTTAACGGAAACAAGTATAACAGCAACAATTCTGGTGTCTATGGATCCACTTATACAACCGGCGATGTAATTGGTGTAGCAGTTAAAAATGGAAAGATTTGGTTTGCTAAGAATAACACCTGGCAAGCCAGTGGTAATCCTGTAACCGAAGCCAACCCGGCATACTCAAACTTAACCGGTAATGTCCGTATCGCGGTAGGAGTATACACCACTTGTACTCTGGTAATAAGAGGTAAGACACCGGAGTTCTCATATACCCCACCAACAGGATTTACCACCTTCAATGCAGTTGCTCCCTTCGCCTATCCTATACTTGAAAAGACAAAAGTGTCGATTGGTGCCAACAATTCATCAGCCGAGTCGTTCTATGGTTATATCGATGATGTTCGCTTAACTCGATCTATATCCCGCTATTCTATGCTATGGACCGAAAAAACACTTTCGGGGGACGCAAGTTCAGCCAATGTCACTCTTCTGTTGAATTGTAACGGTACGAATGGAGAAACTACATTCACAGATAGTTCGAATTCGAATAAAACCGTAAGTCCATCGAATACGACAACCGTTACCGGAACAAAGAGATTTGGATCGGCAAGTGCGCTTTTCAATGGCACATCATCTTATCTGTCGGTCGATGACAGCAGTGATTGGAACTATGGAACCGGCGATTTCACCATCGAGATGTGGTGCAAGTTTGCATTTATACCGTCGGATATCTATTCGGCTTCGGGCGCGCAGTGCTTGTATAATCAAACTCTCGACGCCAATAACCTGATAGCGCTGATTGCAACGAAGACCGGATTCACATTTTTAACGGTGGTCTCCGGATCTCAGACGGTTCTTCTGTCGGTTACAAGCGCCCATGACTACGATTGGCATCATATAGCAATCACCCGATCCGGAACCACCTTTACAATTTGGGTAGATTCATTATCTAAAGGTACAACGACTTCATCGGCAACTCTACCGGATTTAGCTGCCACTATCGAATTTGGTCGTGCTGGCGGAGGTGGTCGTTACTTTTCGGGATGGCTGGATGATATTAGGCTAACAAAAGGCGTCTGCCGTTATCCATCCGAATTCTCTTACCCACAAACACCACCGGGATTGGTTCCTATACCACAGCGAAAAATTTATGATCTTCCTTCAAATGTTACATCACCTTCTTCAATTCGATCACTTCGTGGAGAATCAGCCAAATTCGACATCGCCACCGATCTTGTCTATCCTGGAACCACAGCATTGCCAGCAGAAAGCGTCGCGAACTGGGTGGTTATGCCGTATAATTATTCGATGGTTTCGGATACTATGAACTTCACCTTAGAAGGGTGGTTTAATCCGCAATCTCCTTTAGCTGGTGGATGGGTTTTTACGAAAGATGTAAACACGAGTGACGGGTTTCTTGTAGGTGTCTCAAAAATCACCATTTATTTTCGTGGAAACGGCTCAGTCGATTTAATAAAATCCGGTCTATCATTGACTGGTTGGAATCATGTGGTATTTCAAAAGAATATGAATCTGAAACAGATCTACCTAAATGGGGTAAAGGTAGCAGAACAATCTACAACAATCACTTCGGATGGTCGAGATGACACCATCTGCATCGGTGCTCCGACTTCTATATCAGCAGGAAACAGATACATGGGGTATATCGATGGACTTAGATTTACTCGAGGCGTCGCCCGCTATAACGAAGACTTTACTCCACCAACGATACAATTCCCACCTAAATTTAACTCGTTCGCTAACACCGATTTGATGCTGTTCTTTACAGATCCGAAGTCCTATCCGGACAATGTTAGAGTAGCCGGTGATCCCGAGTTGATACGTCCGTCGGGTGTCACCGAAAAAGGATCTTGCTGGTTCGATGGTGATGATGATTGGATACAGTTACCTACAGGTTCGACACTATCAACTGAGAATTTTACCTTAGAATTTTGGTTTGAAGCCCATCAAACCGGTAGTGTCGCTAGTCCTATCTACATTTGGACGCAGGGTCTATCTCTAACTCAGGTTGATAGAGTAGGAATAGTTTTGGTTGGCAATTCGATACAATGGTTCTTCGGGACAACTTATGTGACTCTTGACCAGTTAAATCTATATACCTGGACGCACATTGCGATCACTCGTGATAGCGGATGGGTTAGCATATTTGTCAATCGGATATCTTAAATACGAAGTATCTATCCCGAACTTTGGTACGGGGATTTCAACTCTAGGATTGGCTGTTAGCGATTTGGTAAGTGCGAGTGTGTACCGTTATAGAGGATTTATCTCGCAATTCAGAATTATAAAAAATGTGGTTTTGTATCCCAATCAAGACTTCGTCCCTTCTACCACACTTTCACCACAAACTCAAACCAACGCAAAGAAGCTGGTCGATTCGGGTAACAGTCTTATCCTCGGAAACTTTATCGGACAACTAGATGAAGTGACGATATTTGATGGTTCACCATCTAATTCTATGATACGATTTCTAAAAGACGACGCTACTCAATACACCTACAGTCTACCAGTAGCAGCATCTGTCTTTGATGACCAATCATATGCTCGTTGTCCAGTTTCATCGCAGTATTGGGGCAATGGTAAAATCTGGGGAACCGTGACTAATGCTGAAGGCACCCCAATGTCTAGAAAGATTGTTTTGATTGAGTATTGGAGTTTTGTTCCAATTTTAGAGACTATCAGCGACCCCACAACCGGATACTACGAATTCCTGAATCTCGATACCGATGCAATTTTCAGTGTGGTGGCAGAGGACTATTTAGATTACCGTTACAACGACATAATCAGAGCCAAAGTTAGAGCAGAGGTAGTATAAGACATGACAGATCAAATTGCAAATGCATTCGGCGTCGAAACCACAGAATTAGAAAGGGCGCCCAGAATTGTGTCGCCTGTTCCGGCGACCTACGACGAGTTCACCAAACAACTGGTAGAGCACCGAAAGACGGATTACGGCACCGTCAGAGACAATCTTCTCAATCTTCTCAAAGATATGGAGTGCGTCGTCGATACCGTTGTCAGTGAAGTGCGCTCGAACCCCTCCGCCAGAATGATTGAGTCGTTCTCCGCCTTGGTAAAGACCTTTGCCGAAGTCAACAAAGATCTTCTGTCTCTAACCGATAAGAATTCGGAGACGAGGACTACATCGAGTCATTCTAACGAGCCCGATCAGCCACCGGTGAACAATGTCATCTTCATCGGAACGAGTGATTCTCTTATCGATCAGATTAGGAGTCAGATTAGATGAAAATCTCTGGTGAAATGAGTATCGACTATAAGCCTTATTACAAAGGCAATACCGAACTGAAGAAGAAGGGTGTTCAGATAGAGTTCACCCCCGAGCAAGTGAGTGAGATCGTCAAATGCTATCAAGATATCAAATACTTTTTAGCCAACTATGTCTACATCATCTCTCTTGATAAAGGTAAGGTTCTGTTCGATCTTTACGACTTCCAGGAAGAGATGATACGCGAGTTTCAGGGAAACCGTTTCACGATTGCCACCTTATCCAGACAGATGGGAAAGACGATCACTGTCTGCGCGTTTCTTCTCTATCAGGCTATCTTCAACAACGACTATTTCATCGCCATCTTAGCTAACAATGCAGCCAAGAGTAGAGAGATCTTGGGTCGATTGAAGCTGATGTACGAGTTGCTACCGTGGTGGTTGAAACCCGGTGTAGTCGAGTGGAACAAAGGGAGCGTGGAGTTCTCCAACGGGTCCAAGATATTCGCGGGTCCGACGACTAACTCCAGTATCCGTGGTTTCTCCATCAACTGCGTCTATCTCGACGAGTTCGCCTTCGTTCTAAACGATGTCGAGTTCTTCACTTCGACGTATCCCGTTATCACCTCGGGTACTCAAACCAAAATCATCGTGACCTCTACTCCGAACGGGATGAACCTATTCTATAAGCTGTACACCGATGCGGTCAATAACAAGAATGATTTCAAGCCGATCAAGTATATCTGGAATCGTCACCCGCATAGAGATGAGGCGTGGAAGAGAGAGACGATACGCAATACATCGGAGAAGCAGTTCCGTCAGGAACACGATTGCGAATTCCTGGGATCCAGCAATACGCTCGTATCTGGAGAATGTTTAGAGCGAATGGTGTTTATGGAACCCATCTACTCCGACGATTACAATAACCTCTATGCAAAACCCAAACCCGGCAACATCTATGTTTGCTTCGTAGATGTCGGAGAAGGCGCAGGTCGAGATTACTCGGTGATCAATGTTATCGATATCACGGAGAAACCTTATCGACAGGTTTATGTCTATAAGAGGAATGATCTGAGCCCCTGGCTTCTGACTCCTGTTCTTATCGACATCGCCACGAAATACAATCAAGCCTATATTCAGGTAGAGAACAACGCCGTCGGGAAGATAGTGGCGGATACGCTCTTCTATGAATACGATTACGAGAACACGATTTCATCCAGGATATTCAAAGGCGAAGAAAAATTTAGCGAGTATAGCATCCACGGGTTGGGTGTCAGGATGGACAAGAAATCGAAAATCATGGGATGCTCGGCATTGAAAACTCTTCTCGAGGAGAACATGCTGATCCTCGTTGATTGGAATACCATACAGGAGATGTCGTGGTTCGTTAAAACCAGAACCTCGTATGAGGCGGAGAAGGGAAAGACCGACGACATCTCTATGACATTGGTGCATTTCGGTTGGCTATCCATTCAAACCTTCTTCGAGGATCTATCTAAACCCGGTATCCACGAAATCATGAAAGAGATCGGTCAAAAGAACGAGGATCAAAGAGTGGCAGCTTTCGGGTTCTTCTCGGATGGAACCGAAGATTACGAATTCGCCTTACCAGAATGTAAATATTTTTTTCAATAAATACAAAACAGATAATAATCATGACGAATTCAAACCTAGTGTAGATTTTAATTGTTTGAATATGGAAATGGAAAACAATCCATAGATTATAAACCGAATAACAAGGAGAAGGCTATGCCATACGCAAAACAGCTCAGCCCTGGAGTTCAGATTAGAGAAATTGACTTAACCAACTTCGTGCCAACCGTCGGTACTTCGGGTGGTGCTTTCGTAGGTCAATTCGTCTGGGGTCCGGTTGACGAAACCGTTTTAATAAATGATGCAAATACTCTTGCTAAGATTTTTGGAAAACCGAATGATGCCAATTACATTGATTGGTTCAGCGCATCCAACTTCCTAGCATACAACGATAACCTAAGAGTTGTCCGTGTCGTTGATGATACGACCGCTCTTAACTCTTCCGTCGATGGCTCGGGAAGATTAGTTAAGAATCTACAGCAATACCAAGTTTTGGTTGCTGCAGAACAAGGAACAACCACCGACCTATTCATCGCTCGTTGCCCAGGTGTCCTTGGAGATTCCATCCGTATTTCGATGGCCGACTCCAACACCTTCGAAGAGTGGGAGTACAAGGACGAGTTCGATTATGTTCAACCAGGAACGAGCGCATACGCCGCTAACCTGGGCGCTTCTAATGACGAAGTTCACATCGTCATTATCGACGCCAAGGGCAAATTCACTGGTGTACCAGGAGCTATTCTCGAAAAATACGCTTTCCTAAGCAAGGCTATCGATAGCAAAGGCGTCGATAACGAGCCTAACTTCTACGGAAACGTCTTGAACCTGGTTTCTCAATATGTTTGGTACTTCAGCCCGATTAAAGGCGCCATTGCTCTAGACATCGACAGCTCTATCGACGAGATTACCGTTGTCGGCGGTGGCACGAACTACGGCAAGCCGATCATCACGATTACCGACTACGATCCTGAAACCGAAGAGCCTTCTGCCGGAAATGGTAAAGGCGCGACCGCGGTTGCCACGATTAACAACCTCGGCGTGATCACCGACATTACCGTCGTGAATGCCGGTAACGGTTATGCGGACCCAGTTTATGTGACCATCACCGATTCTGGTGAGGGCGCAGAAGCCGAAGCCGTGATCAACGGCAGTGGTGTAATCACAGCTATCCTAGCGACCGATACAGGTAGAGATTACTACTCGGCTAACGTGACTATTACCGATCAAGGTAATGGTGCTACTGCAACCGCTAATCTTACTGCAACCGGTACGACCAAGACCGTCACCCTAGCTAACCCAGGTTCCGGTTATGACGTCGGCGACGTACTCACCATTACCGGTGGTGCAGCGACTTATACCGTATTGACTGTCGATACTGGTGGTGAAATCTTAACCGGTACTGTCACTCATGGTGCAGGTTATGCAGCTTCCGCTACTGGCGTGGCTTCTACCGTATCTCCAACAGGTGGTGTTGGCGCAACCTTCGACATCGTGGTGGGTAAAGGTATCCTGAACGTAACCATGAATACGCAAGGCGCCGACTATGGTAATGCCAATGTTACATTCACTGGTGGCACTCCAACGACTCCTGCAACTGCAACTGCCACGATTGGTACTGGCGCTAATGCCGGTAAGGTCACTGGTGTCGTTATCGTTACCGCAGGCTCTGGCTATGAGTCCGCACCTTCCGTCCAAATCACTCCTAAGGGCGCCGGCGCATCCGCGTCAGCAATCATCGGAGAAGTGAATACTCTCGACGAAGGTAAGATCATCGGCTACCAAATCAATAGCGGTGGCACGAACTACGGCAATCCTAAAGTGACCGTGACTCCAGGTGGAAGTGGTGCGACCGCTACTGCGACCACAACCGCAGGTGATTCTGCTGGAACCAACTGGGGCATGACCAACGCATCTTCTACTGGTATTCCTCGCACATTCTACAGCCTGAAAGAGGTTTATGATGTGACCTTAGCCGGCGGCGAAGATGGCGAAAAAGCCGGAGCCAACGAGCTGATCAACGGTTGGAACCAATTCAAGAACGCAGAAGAAGTCGACGTCAGCCTGCTGTTCGTCGGTAATGCCGGTGGTAGCTCGACATCCAAGAATGTGATTCGCCACGTTATCGATAACATCTGCGAATACCGTCGTGATTGTATGGTATTCTTCAGCCCTAACCTGGTCGATGTTCTGAATCAAGATCAAGTCACAGCTACTCGCAACGTTAGAAACTTCGTAACCAATACGGTTAACGGTATTAACAGAAATACCAGCTTTGCCGTTGCCGACAGTGGTTGGAAACTACAATACGACGTCTTCGCAGACAAGTATCGTTGGATTCCGTTGAATGCCGACATCGCCGGTCTTTGCGCACAAACCGAAACCGATTACGATGCATGGTGGTCTCCAGCTGGTTTGAACCGTGGTAAGATCAAGAACTTGGTCAGCCTGGCGTTCAATCCTAACAAAGCCAGCCGCGACGAGCTCTATAAAGCCAATATCAATAGCGTCGTAAGCTTCACCGGAGAAGGAACTTTCTTGTATGGTGACCGCACTCTATTAACCAAGAATAGCGCATTCAGCTACATCAACGTTCGTAGATTGTTCATTACTCTAGAGAAGAGCATTTCTAGAGCCGCCAAGTACCAGCTGTTCGAGTTCAATGACGACTTCACCCGCAAGCAATTCGTGGGTTCCGTCGAGCCATACCTCCGTATGGTGAAAGCAAGACGTGGTATCTACGACTTTAAAGTCATCTGCGACTCCAGCAATAACACACCAGAAGTAATCGATAGGGCCGAATTCGTAGCAAGCATCTTCATTAAGCCTGCTCGTTCGATCAACTTCATTACGCTGAACTTTGTTGCCGTCCGTACTGGCGTTGAGTTCTCCGAAGTAGTTGGCGCGGTGTAAGACATCGCTAATCATGCAA